TGGTGTCTGAAAATTTTGATGAATACTTCAAAAAATACCCACGTCAATACAAACGTGTGATGTCAGGTGAGGTTAACCGATTCACAAGACCAATTGAAGACAAAGACAAACAACTAATTGCTATGGAAATAGCTCACGAAAATCAAGATAGATGTCGTAAATTAGTATTCAAAATAATGTCAAATAGTGTCGAGGGATGGTGGGATTAGTCGAAATAAATACCCCCAAAGGTAAGGGGGTTATTGAAAAAATGTATGTGTCAGAGTTAGATTATTTTATGATAAAAGTATCTAACCCTGATAAGACATTTACCACTTACAATCTTGGTAAAATTAAAGACGATTTGTCAATTGACGATTTAATAATTCATTTAACAAAAAACAATGACTAGCAAACAAAATGAGAGAAATTGGATATTATTGGGGACTTAATCATAAGACAGGTGATAGTATCGACAAATGGGGTATTTATTTTTGGGATGGGGATAGTTTTTGGAATGAAGGTATTGATTTTTCAGAATGTAGTTTTACAAGAATTGATAGTACTGAAATTTCAAATATTGAAAAATAGTTTTGCCATTTAAATAAAAAGATTAACTTTATAAAAAAATTAGACGATATGAAAATAACATTGATAAGTGATACTCACGGAAAACACAAACACGTTCACAATAAAGGATTGGGTGACTTACCTGGTGGTGATTTATTAATCCACGCTGGTGATATCTCATCTATGGGTTATGAACACGAAATCACCGAATTCGCTAAATGGTTTGATAGTATCGACAACTACACAAATAAAATATTTATTGCCGGTAATCACGATTGGGGGTTCCAAAACAATGTTGAGAAAGTCAAAGGAATTTTAACAGGTTACAAAACTGTTGACTACATCCAAGATGAAACTATTTCACTTCAAGACGGTGAAGGTCCTGTTGTTAATATATACGGTTCTCCTTGGCAACCTGAATTTTATAGTTGGGCGTTCAACTTACCTAAAAAAGGACCTGAGTTGTTTGCTAAATGGGACGCGATACCATCAACAACTGATATCTTAGTTACTCACGGGCCAGCATACGGGTTTCTTGATGATGTTGAAGGACGCAAAGGTGAACACTTAGGTTGTGAATTATTGGCGGACAAAATTAAATTACTTAAACCAAAAATCCACGTTTGTGGTCACATCCACACAGGTTACGGACATTACTTTGATGGTCATACCCACTTCTTCAATGCGTCAGTGTTAAATGAACAATATTTATACGCTCACACACCTTGGAACATAGAGTGGGACCCAATCACCAACGAGGTAGTATTTCTACCCTAAATCAAAAAACCCCCAAGTAATTGGGGGTTTTCTTATTTTAATATGTTATAATATTTTTTAAATAACACATACCTATCTGACACACTTTTTGAATCCTCATATATACGTTTAGTTAATTTACTAACAATCAATTCATTAATACCAAAATCACAAATAGTCCATAAATTTTTAACATCAAAAATATAAGCGGAGGCTACTAACGAATATTTTGTTTCTACCAAACTCGGATTATCCACCAAATTTTTACCAATTATTTTACCAAATGTTATATAATCTTTTTCGGTTAATATTTGAAGGTGGTTATATACTTTTTGATTAAATGGTTTTCTATTTATTATTTTGGTGTTAGGTTTTTCACGTACCACCTCTTTATTAAATCCATTTGTGTTATAGTGATATTGTGATAATAAATGGGATAATCGTATAATTGTATTACAATTGAACCTATTAATAATAATCGGTAATTGTAGTAATATCGAATCCGGAATATGGTTTTTTAATTTTAAAATATCTAAAACGTTTTCGGAGGATAATGTTTTAACATTTACATTAGTGACAGGGGTCTCAACATTTTCGGAGGATAATGTTTTAACATTTACATTAGTGACAGGGGTCTCAACATTTTCGGAGGATAATGTTTTAACATTTACATTAGTGACAGGGGTCTCAACATTTTCGGAGGTAACTGATGTACTTATCATTAATTTCTGAATTTCAAAATCTATGTTGGTCAAATCACTCTCCAATGGTTGTCGTTTTCTTAATCCAGGGTGCATTTTTGAATCATCATTCCCATTATGGAGAACTAATGACCCATAATTTTTAACTGTGAAATTTAATTTACTTAATCGTTGACTCATTTGTTGTCCAACTCCTGACGACATCGTAGAACGTCTTTTAGTTATTGGGGTTAATATAAAGTTAAGTTGTTTAAAAAAGTCGTATGGTGCACAAAACGCACCATCAATCCAATTCGTATAACCCCAATTGCTTAATGGCATATTTAGTTGTGTGAAGATTCTAATTATGTCGGTATCATTAATATAACTTAATAATTTTGTTTGGTAATTATCAACTAATACAAAATCATCATTCAACATAACGCCATAACTAAATGTGTATTTGGACATTTCAGATAACAACGAATTTACGGTTCTCCAAAAACCATCTTTACCATTGTTAGTCTTATTCTTTAAATAAACTAAATTATTGTAAGTGTTAAATTCTTCGTATCTAGAATCTTTTGACCCGTCATCAACTAATATTATTAGACAATCATCAGTTTGAGAAAAAATACTATTAATTAGATTTTTGAGTTTAACGAACCTGTCGTATGTTGGTATTATATATACGAATTTATATTCTTTTTTTTTTTAACCCAAATATAAGTTGGGGTCGATGCGTAATTGACTTTGTCGGTCTCATAACCTAATTCTTCAGCAATTTCTTTGAAATCTCCAAACTCATCATCGTCTTTAAGTTCCGCAATAATAATTGGGGAGTGTTTTTTAATAATCTCTTTAGCACCTAATAGTGCGTTTTTTTCATATCCCTCAACATCTAATTTAATTACCGATATGTTTGTTTCATCTTTTAAAAGATTATCTAACGTATCAACAATAATGTCACCACCTTCTCCGGTAATTTTTGTCATACCAACATTAGTGATATCCATATCTGAGATTGTAACGGTTTTGTATTTTTCACCAACACCGACATTAATCAGATTCACATTTAATAGATTATTATTCTCAGTAACATTTCGTTTTAATGTGTTAAAAATATTTTGAGATAATTCAATTGAAATTACTTTGTCGGACGGGCAAAACTTAGAAAAGAACACCGTATGATTACCAATATTAGCCCCAACATCAACATAAGTTCCTGTAAGGTTTAACGATTTAATTTTCTCCAATAATTTTAATTCGTAAAAATTATTTTTAAGATTCAATTGTTTATATATGTGGTCATTTTCAAATAAACCCTCGAATATTATTTTTGTATTATTATAATTAATTGATGTTTTCACCATTTTGATGCTATTTTGGTTTGTTCTGTATCTTTTTTTGATTTAAAGTCATCAAAGATAGTCCATTTATTACTCATTTTTTGGTTATATAATAACCAATTATCACCCCTTTCAATGGAATATGATTTAATCTTTTGATTTTTACATAAATCAGCTAACCAAATATCCCCCATATTTGGTGTTGGAAAATCACTAATACTTATCTTCAACATTGAGGTGTCAATTAAACAGGCACCACTACCTAATAAATCAACTTCAACATCTTTATTTAAAGGTTTAAGGCAATGATAAACAATCCTGTTTTTGTAATAACTTGTGACAGGTCTTTTTAAAATAACTCCGTGTAGACCAACAATTGATTTATATTTTTCACATTTTTCAATTAAGACATCACAATAGTTATTTGGGTAAATAAGGTCATCGTCACAAGAAAAATAATAATGATTTTGGAAATCGTCAATTTTATAAAATTTAGCAGCGTCACCTAAACTATTATCTAGTAAATACGCATCAATTTTCTCCATTTTTAAAAACTCAGGAATTTCAGTGTAATTATTTAATCCAACAACAATCCTATCAACTTGGTCATATAAACTTTTGATAGTATCTTCTAAACAATCAACTCTGTCAGGTAATGACGCTATTCCAGCAATTCTTTCTTTCATAATTTAATTTACCATAAATATTAACACATTTATTTTAATAATGTATGGTATTCTTTAAAATGTTTGATACGGTCAGATAATCCAAGTGTTCCTCCGTTAACACGTTTGGTAACTTTAGTAACAACATCATCAGTTGCACCTAAATCACAAATTGACCATAGTTTATTAGAATCAAAGAAAAATGCCGCAGATGCCAACGGATATTTGTTAGCAACCAAATCAGGATTTCCAATACAATTATCGCCAATGAATTCAGTAAACTTACTATAATTTTGTTTGCCGGTTAATTGGATATACCCTCGGCCACGATATTTCCATCCTTCTTGACTTGATTCGTCACCATTCCCCATTCTACCACCATAAACTCTTGCGGCAATTTTTTCAGGTTGTTTTGCATAAGATTCTGATAAGTTACCTGGAAAATATTTACCAAATGTATTTTTAAGACCTTTTGATGAATAGTTTAAATTTTCAGAGACTGCTTTAAACCCTCCTGATTCGTGATGACATTGAGACAAGAAATGACTTAATCTTAAAATACTATTACAATTGAATTTAACTATCACTTCCTGTATTTGATTTAACACAGAATCGGGGATATGACCTTTTAATTTTGTCAAGTCAATTGAGTTAGATGTTGGTGTTACCACTGAAGTAATACCTAATAGGGTTAATGATTTATCCCCAACGATACCATCAGGGGTTAATCCATTTTTTGTTTGCCATTCTTTAACGGCCTTTTCTGTGTTGGGACCAAAGTCACCATCAGGTGTTAAACCTAATTTTGTTTGTAGTTTTTTAACGTCCTCACCTGTTGAACCAATTTTTATCATAATATTTAATTTTTTATATTGATAAATACATTTTTAATTCCTATTAATTAGACATAAAAAAATATTTAATATGTCTAAATTTATTATTGATAAATTGCACTCAGAGATTGAGTTCAAAGTGAAACATTTAATGATTTCTACCGTTACAGGTCGTTTTACAGAATTTGATGCTGAGATTATCTCAGACACAGAAGATTTTACTGACGCTCAAATCACATTTGACGCTAATGTTGAGTCTATTACG